CAAGTCAGCGCCTTTCTGTGCAGCCTGAATCAAAGTGCCCATCATTCCGATAGCTGCGTTGGTCTGCTGGGCAGTGTTGAGCATTTCCTTACAAGAGTCGCTGATGTCGTCAATCAGGTAAGGGGTGTTGTCGATATTTATTACTTTTAACTCTTCGGTCATTTTTTCTTCCTCGCGTCATCACGCACTATTTGATAGCTTCTTGGTCCGCCGATAAGCAGCTTGGCTTGCGGGAACATATAAGAGCTTTCCGCTGGAGCGCCAGTCTTGCCACACTCAGGACACTTAAGGGCTGGTTTAGTAAAGTAGGGTTGTACACCTGTCATCTCGACAAACACTGCATCAGTAAGCTGGAGACTCTTGCCCCCAGCTGTAAGCACATGCTCCTGATGTCCTAAACGCTTTGAATGTACGTTCAGGTGTGTTTCGTGCCTGCCTTCCAAGTCAACTACCCCGCGAACATACACTCGATGATCAAAAGTACCTTCTAGGTCTTCTGGGTCGAGGTTTTCCCCGCCATAAAAAACGGTTCCAACTGATCGGGATATTCTTAGAGGCATTTATATGTCCTTAGAAAGGTAGGTCGTCGTCCAAGAAGTCGTCAGCAGGCGCGGAGGCTGGTGCTGAAGCTTGGGCGTTCGGGTTAGGCTTAGGAATCCAGTAGTCCACGTTGAGCTGCTGGATGGTTGTACCGTCATCACCCATCTGCTCACAAACTTTAATGTTGTACCGGAAATCATTGCCACCGTTTGCATCAAGTGCAGCCTGCAAAGCGGCGACTAAATCGCGATTGATTTTAATAAAGCCGTCGAATTTCGGAACGTGAGCCTTAGTAGCCCAGTCGTACTGCTTGAGACGGTTCCATTCTTCAATGCGCTTTTCTTTAGGCATTGGGTATAGGCGACCCTTGCCTGCTTTTAGGGATTCAAATGCTGATGGTGTCTGGTTCATAACTGCTCTCCATGATGGATTTGTACTTGCATAGTGCCTGTGGTTCTTCGGAAAGAATCAAGAGACTCGTCTTTGTTTAACACCTCATCTTCACCGCCTAAAAATTCAAACGCTTGACGGTAGTCAATGGGTGGGGTCTTCATAATCACCTTCACGGTGGTCTTGCCATTACTGACAGAACCTTTGTACCGCTCGGCGATATCTTTTTTCAGGGAGTCACTGGTTTTACCCAGTACATCCAAGGTTTCTAAGTCGTCACCAATACGTGACTTAATGTCTGCGATCCTGTTCTGCATCGCAGTCAGTCGGTTCAATTCCTCGTCGGTCTTGATGACCTCGGGTGCATCAACCTCAATTGTTTTAACGTGCTCGCTGCGAGTAACCTCATCCCGATACTGCTCTTGAATCCAGTTGTACCAGCATCGGTAAAGGTCAAGGCGGCTAATGGTTCCCTTCTCAGGCTGTGGCAGATACTTGCGGCTCAGCAGCTCAGTCAGAAAGTCTTCCTTACGGTGGACTCGCTCTAACGTGTACTGTGGCTCAGCTGTTTCGTTCTTAGCTAAGTAACAGATAAAGTCACACCACTCGACATCCAGCACTTCCATCTGCATGTAAACCTGCATCAGGTACATGCTTCGCTTGGGTGAGAAGATAGAGTAGGGGGTCTTCGTGTACTGCGGGAAAGGGCATTTAATTTCGACACAGCCATCGATTCCGATGAGACCATCGGGACTTGCCGCGATAAAGTCATGCTCTCGGTGAACAACTAAGCCAGTCTCTTCGACCGTGTAGCCTTGCAGATCCTCTAAGAAGATTCGGGCATGGTCTTCCATAAACTGTCCGTGCGCGACAGCCGGAACCATCTTGAACTCAGACTCAGCGCCAGATAAAGCTCTTACCTCTTGGCGAACCAAATCGGCAGGCTTCATGTACGGATGCTTACCTTCTAGCGCGGCACATACAGATGCCTTGATCTTGCCAGCGCGCATACGGTGCCACTCTGGTGACCCTTGAATAGCTAGGCTCATTTGCTAGCCCTCCATCCACGCTGCTCACATAACCTAGCCCAGTAGACGCCGTCATCCGTTAGACCACGGTTGGCTAGTTGGACCTTAAGCTTGTCGTATTTCTTCGTGGCTTCGGACAGCGTCTTAGCTTCATCAAACTTGCAGAGCTTCCAGACTTCTTTGACCTTGATAGCCTCTGCTGCTTCATCTGTTTCTAAAGATATACTTTGTTCAGTTTCAGAAACATTAGCCTCTTCAATCTCTTTGATTTGAGACGAAAGCCACATGGTGTAGCCAAGACCAAACTCGCCCATAGCCTTAACCCGACACCGCTGTTTAGCAGTATTGATATCAGTTGCTGAAGGGGAGTTGATAGCCTTGCCTGACCTGTGGACAGGTAGATAAGTGATGTTGGTCTGCCCGCCGATAGTCATTCGGCAACGTACTTCGGCAGAGCCATCATCAAAATAGTGGCATTCGCGACCGGTAGGGTCTTCGGTAAATTCCCAGTTATATTCAGGGAATGTGTTCATCATGATTTCGTGCGCTTTCATCCAAGGCAGATAAGTCAGGACTTGATCCCCAACAACCTCGGTCTCGGTGCAGAATGGTGCTACGTCTATATCAGATAGTGTCGCCCAGATGTGGGCGCAAGTAAGCGTATCCATGTAATGTCTCCGTTAGTTCAAGAGACATACTACACAACCTTTAAATTTATATCAACACTATCAGATTATTATTAACTACTTAATACAGGTTTATTAATACTAATGCTATTTAAGTATTTTAAATATGGGGCGGCAGTGCGTGGTTTCCCAAAGATTTCCGTAAGGTCTTTGCTATTTCCAATAATTTTATATATTTCTTCACATGATATGCGCGTTAGAGGTGCAGACATTTAATTTTATCCTTCTGATTTGTAAGCCGATATCCGTATCAGCTAAAGTTAAATTGTACGTATAGGTTATTAAGGAAAAGTTAAGATGTTTTTAAGATTGACACGATCTCATCAATGTTGGCTCGTTTATTCTCATCAAGATAGGCGCTGCATAGGTGTGCAAACTGTGCTGGAGTCAGCGTGAAATTAGACTTCTCCTCGAAATCCTTAACGTAAACGATAGCTTCTAATAAGATGTTAATGTCCTTACTTTCATCTCTAGTCTTTAGATCGACCCATAGGTATAGGTCTATTTTATAAAGGTCGCAGAGCTGTACGATACGCTCCCCATCACTTGGCAGGCTACCTCGTATCCAAGCTTGAGCCGATGCAGGACTGCACCCAGTTGCTTTAACGATACTAGCCCCCCGCCCCCACTCAGGGACTCCGGCAGCGTCCAATGCAGCGCCGAATATTGCAGCTCTCTGTGTCTTTTTATTGTCATCCATGAAGTCCTCCTTTTTTTTGGATTGTCCATATAAAAACGCAAATAACAAGAGCGTGGTCATTTTTTGTTTGCTTATTAACTACTGTCAGATTATTATCTCTGCTCGATTGAAATTAAAAACTACATGGAGCTGTCATATCAATGATCTTTCGTCCTGCAAATTTAAAGCAAGACCATTACACACGCATACCAAACCTACTTCTTCGTGGCGGCACTAGCGCTAGCGAGTTTAGAGCCGATGGCATTTCTCCCGAAAGTCTTGGTGTTCTGGTATATCTTCTTAGCCATGTCGATGACTGGCAAATAACTAACAACCAACTCTGCACTGTCTTCGGTGTGGGTAACGTCAAGATGTCTCGCATTACTGAAGAGCTTGATGGTGCCGGTTATATTCGCAGGCAGATGGTCCGCAACGAAAGCGGTCAAGTTGTTCGGTGGGACTGGCTGGTAACTGATGTTAAGGGTGTGTTTCCACCAGATCATCAAAACCCAGATCAAGCTAACCCAGATCAAGCTAATCCAGATCAAGCTAATCAGACCCAAAGAACAAACATCTCTACTAACGAAGATAAGAAAGAACAAACATGCTGGCGTTCTTCAATCCTCAACGGTTCACCTGAAGGTATTGCTAACAAGCCTTGGGCTAAGTGGTGGGAGTACAAATTAGAAAAGCGTAAGGGCAGAAAGCCTGCTGCGAAAATGATTACCTCCCAGACTGAAGACTTCAAAGTAATGAAGCGCCAAGGGTTCGATGTCTCAGGTGTTGTGGACTACGCAATAAGCCGAGGCTGGGAAAGAATCGGCAACCCTGACTGGGCGGCATTGAAGTGCTTCAAGGGTCACGACAGAAAGAATGATCTGTTGGGGGCTGTCAAATGATGGACATCAAAGAGCTGGCTCATCACCTAGCACCTCACGCCGCAGGCATTTGCAACGAACTGTATCCCGACGGTCGGGTTGAGTCTGGTTGCTACAAGATTGGGTCGATTCAAGGAGAGAAGGGCAGGAGTATGTCTGTCTATCTTAACGGCGATCAGTGCGGCAAGTGGATGGACTTTAGTACAGGCGAGGGTGGAGACCTTCTGGATCTCATCATGTACTCGCAAGGTATGTCCTTGGTTGACGCTATGGACTGGGCGAAGAAACGCTACGGAATACGAGACAATACCCCTGCCAAAAAAGTTGCTCCGGCGGAAAAAAGAAACTACACCCAGCCTACTCCACCCCCGAAGAACGAACACGAACACCTGCATGAATACATGGAGAAGCGAGGATTCAAAGACGTAGGGGAGGTGTGTTTCCGATACAAGATATATGAGACCGATGCTAGGGGTGGGCAGGATGTTGTGTTCCCGTTCTTCGATACTCAAGGCAAAGAGACATTCCTTAAGACCAAGCCGATCAACCATGACGGCAACCCATCTACCCAGAAAGACCTGAAACCAATCTTGTTTGGGTGGCAGGCAGTTCCTGATACCGCCAGAAAGATATGGATTACAGAGGGTGAGTGGGATGCCATTGCATGCGGCGAACTGGGGTTCCCAGCCTTATCAGTTCCGATGGGCGGAGGAAAAGGCGCTAAACAAACCAAGTGGATCGCCCACGAATACGACAATCTGGCGCGCTTTGAAGAGATTCTTATAGCTACAGACATGGATGAACAGGGTGAGCTAGCCGCCGCAGAAATTATGCAGCGACTGGGCGACCGTTGTTACAGGGTAAACCTTCCAACCAAAGACATTAACGAGTTGCTCCAGAAGAACGGTTATGAGCAGGCGCGATGGATGCTGGAGTGTGCCTATCAGGAGGCTCGGTGGAAAGACCCTGAGACCTTGCGTTCTGTTCTGGATTTCGAGGCAGACATCGATGACTTCTTTGAGAATCAGAGTGACGATACTCAGGGGTTTGGGTCTGGCTGGGAGAAACTAGACGAAGAGGACATTAAGTTTAGACCTAACGAACTCTGGGGTGTCTGCGGTATCAACGGTCACGGCAAGTCGATGTGGCTAAACCAACTGGCACTCAACGCGGTACAGCAGGACCAGAAGGTTTTGATTGCCTCTATGGAGATGACGCCGAAGGCAACAATGGGGCGAATGGTCAGGCAGGCAGCTGGCAGTGCTGCCCCGCCACAGCCTTACCGCAAGAAACTTTTGGAGTGGATGTGCCCGAACCTATGGTTGTTCGTTGACAAGCTTACCCCCAAGCCTGAAGACCTGATGTCCTGCTTTGAATATGCATACCGACGTTACGGCATCAATACCTTCATTGTCGATTCGCTTACCAACATGGTTAGGCAGGATGACTACGAGGGTCAGCAAAAGTTCATTGAGAAGCTGGTCAATTTCAAACTGTCATTCCCTGTAACGATCTTCATCGTGACCCACGTCAGGAAGGGCGAGTCAGAGTATGCAGCGCCCAACAAGTATGACGTTAAGGGTTCTGGATCGATTACCGATTTGGCTGATGGATTCCTCTCAGTGTGGAAGAACAAAAGAAAGACCGAGCAGCTTGAGCAGGCTGAGATGCTGGGTGAAGAGCCGGACGAGCAGTACACCAAGCAGTGGGATATGTATCTAGAGGTACTAAAGAACCGGAACGGTCAGTACGAAGGAAAAGTTGGTTTCGAGTTTGACAGCCAGTGCTGTCAGTACCGAGACCGAAAGAAGGGCAAGCCACGTTATTACATTAATTATTCAAAGGAGAGTTAAAGATGGATCAAGAAGATTTTGCAATGAAGATACGGCGAGCAGGAGATCTTGTCGGCAAGGCTGAGTTCGCCGTGCTTCAGGCTGAAGCAGAGGAAAAGAAAATCATCGCGCAGGTAATGGTTATAGCTGAGGCAAGAGGTGCTAAGACTAACGCCCACCAGCTGCGCTCGGCAGATGAGGACAATAATGTCTTCGAGGCTCGGCTAGCAAAGGGTCGGGCTAGGGGGCATCTGGCGGCAGCAAAGGCTGAGGCGCTCGCGGCTGAGGTGGAATTTAAAATATGGCAGTCGAGGCTGGCTAGCGAGAGAGCTGAGCGGAGAGTTTACGGAACATGAAGGGACGTGGCGCGAACGCAGTTGATAAGAAGTGGATGGACAACATTACGCAGCTTGGTTGTTGCGTATGCCATCGTCAGTTCAATGTTTTCACGCCAGCTGAGGTGCATCACATAGACGGTAAGACGAAAGAGGGGGCGCACTTAAAGTCTATACCCCTTTGCTACAAGCACCATCGTGGTGGTGAAGACAATGCGAGTTACACAAGTCGCCACCCATTCAAACGGAGATTTGAGGAAAGGTATGGCACCCAGCTGTTCCTCCTCGAGTGGACGCAAAACAAATTAATGGAGAAGCAAGATGAATAAACTGAATGAAACAACACCCGCAATGTGGGATGCAGTAAACAAGCCAGCTCATTATCAAAAAGCAGCAGGCGGCATTGAATGCATTGAAGCAATCAAGGCGTCCATGAATGACGAGCAGTACAAGGGATACTTGAAGGGCAATGTTCAGAAGTACGTCTGGCGCTACGAAAATCATCCTAATGGTAAAGTTCAGAGCCTAGAGAAAGCGCAGGTATACCTTAAGTGGCTACTTCAGCTGGAGCTAATTGAGGCAGATCGTTGATCAACGGTCGAGCTAAGGGTCATGCGTTCGAGCGTGAGCTTATCAAGATGTTTCAAGATGAGTTCGGCGACTGCGCCAATCACCTAAAGCGAAACCTCGACCAGTATCAGACCGCTGGCAAAGCTGACATTGAGTTTCACAACCTGATGATTGAAGCCAAGCGATACGCCAGTGGTCACTGGTACAAGCCTGAGTGGTGGGAGCAAGCCAAGACATCGGCGGGCGATACCCACATCCCAGTGCTGATATACAAGTACGACAGGCAACCAATCAAAATGGTATTCCCATTATGGATTATGAGGGACTACTCAATGAAGCTCGCTGAGACGATCACGGTCGATTGGCAGACGG